TGCTCAGCCATGCCGCTGGCTGCGCCGATCTGGCCCGCCTGAACGACGGCGCGCCGCTGCTGTTCAACCACAACATGGACGACATCATCGGCGTCGTCGAATCGGCCGAGGTCGGGGCCGACCAGCGCGGCTACGCCACGGTGCGCTTCGCGAACACCGCCCGCGGCAACGAGCTGATGGGCATGGTGGCCGACGGCATCGTGCGCAACGTCTCCTTCATGTATCGCGTCATGAAGTACCGCATCGACAGCGAAGACGAAGACCCGTACGACGACGACGACGCCGTCTACACGGCCACCCAATGGGAGGCCTACGAAATCTCGATGGTGAGCGTGCCTGCCGACCAGACGGTCGGCGTCGGTCGCTCCGCCGTCGACCGTGAGCAAGCGGTGAGCGTCGAGGTGGCAACACCGACGCGCGCAGCGCAAGCGACCCCCGCGGCACCCGCCGTACTTTCAACCCCTGGAGATTCCATGAAATTCCGCACCCACAAGCCGCAGAACGCGGCCGAGGCGCAGGCATCCACGGGTGGCGGTGCAGCCGCCACTTCGGTGTCTGCTGCAGCCGCCGCCCAGCCCGACCCGGTCGCGACCGAGCGCCAGCGCGTGGCCGATATCGTCGCCCTTGCCCGCAAGCACAACCTGCCGTTGGAGAAGGCGCACGACATGATCGCGCGCGGCATCGACATCGCCGCAGCGCGCGGCGAGGTTCTGGATGGCCTGCTCGCCGGCGGCCAGAAGCCTGTGGCGTCGCTCGGCGCCAATGCAGTCGACCTGACCGAGAGCGAGAAGCGCAGCTACTCGATCGTTCGCGCCGTGTCCGCCCTGGTGAACGGGAACTGGGCGAAGGCCGGATTCGAGCGCGAGGTCTCCACGGAGATCTCGAAGCGTATGAACAAGGAGAGCTCGAACGGCTTCTTCATGCCGACCAACCTGCCGTTCGCGCCCGACCAGGCGCACGAGCGCGCCTATCGCGAAGTGATGGGCAAGACCCAGACCCGCGCGCCGTATCAGGTCGGCACCGCCGTGCAGGGCGGCAACCTGGTCGCCACGAACCTGCTGGCCGACAACTTCATCGAGGTCCTGCGCAATGCGTCCGTCACTGCGCAGCTCGGTGCGCGCTACCTCACCGATCTCACGGGCAACGTCGATATTCCGCGTCAGAGTGCGGCGATGACTGTCGGGTGGGTGGGCGAGTCCACGGCGGGCAGCGAGTCGGAAGCGACCTTCGACAAGGTGCAGCTGCGTCCGAAGACGATCTCGGCCTGGTCCGTGATGTCGCGCCTGATGATGCTGCAGGGCACCCCCGCCATCGAGATGCTGGCGCGTGCCGATCTGTTGGCCGTCGCGGCGCTCGCGCTCGACCTGGCCGCGCTGAGCGGCTCCGGCGCCAGCAATCAGCCCACCGGCATCATCAACCAGTCCGGCGTCGCGTCGGTGGTCGGCGGCACCAACGGCGCCAATTTGACCTTCGACCACATCATCCAGCTGAAGACGGCGCCTCGCGTTGCCAACGCGGCGTTGGCCAACCTGGGCTTCGCACTCAACAGCAAGTCGGTCGGCTACCTGGAGACGCTGAAGTCCACCACCGGTTCCTACCTGTGGGCGAGCGACGGCAGCGCCACCAGTGGCGCGCCGCGCGGCCTGAAGGGCGAGAACTACATCGCCTCGCAGCAGCTGCGTTCCACCCTCACGAAGGGCACGTCCTCGGGCATTTGCTCCGAGCTGATCTACGGCAACTGGCTCGAGCTGCTGATCGGCATGTGGGGCGTGATGGAGATCGCGGTCAACCCGTACGACTCCACAGGCTTCAAGAACGGCGACGTCATCCTGCGCGTGATGCAGACCGCCGACGTCGGCGTGCGCCACGGCGCGTCGTTCGCCGTCATGTCGGACGCGCTGACCCCCGGCTTCTAAGCCGAGGCGGCACAAGGGCAGGGCGCCTCTTCGCAGGCGCCCTGGGTGCAATCAACCTCAACGGACAACATCATGAAATTCAAGATTCGCGACGGCTTCGTCGCCCACGTCTCCGAGAAGATCGAAATTGAAGAAGGCAAGTTCGAGACCCAGGTCCAGACCTTCTACGGTGGGAAGGTCGTCGACCTCTCGGCCGAGCAGGCGCAGGACCACGCGCACAAGCTCGAGCCGCTGGACAAGGCCGCGACCGAGTTCCTGGTTTCGCGCCACGTGCCGGGCCCGGAGAAGAGTGTGCAGATCGACATCGACGCGCTGGTGTCAACCAAGGTCGCCGAGGCGCTCGCCAAGGCGGCCGCTGACAAGACTCCCGCGGCCTGACACCCATGTTCGCGGAGAACCTCGACGTCTTTGTGCGCGACTTCGGCGTGCCGTTGGTCAAGGCCGGATATGCAGCTTGCCTCGGCCTCTTCGACACGCCCGACGAGACGATGAACATGGCCGGCGTCAACCTGCTGAGCACCATGTATGTCGTCGAGATCAAGACGTCCGACGCGCAGGCACGCAACCTCGGCAACGGTGATTCCGTCACCGTCAACGGGGCGGCCTTCATCGTGCGCGACGTGATGCTCAAGGACGACGGGGCCTTCACCGCGGTCACTCTCAGCAAAGTGTGAGCACATCACCATGAAGACCTACACCATCACCAGCGGCAGCTTTCGCCGCGACGACGGCAGCGTCGCAAACACCGGCGAGACCATCGAGCTCGAAGACGATGTCGCCGCGCTGCACGCGAGCCAGATTCAACCGGTCACCGCCGCCCCGGCAGCGGAGCCGGGTCACTCGGAACAGGCCGCGCAGTAAGCCATGAGCTCGATCCGCGAACAGATCCTCGAGCGAGTGTTCACGCTGCTGGCCGGTGCGACGCCCGCCGGCGGCAACGTGTTCCGCTCGCGCGAGGTGTCGATCACGCGCGCGGTCACGCCGTCGATCGTGCTCATGCCGCAGACCGATCCGGTCGAGCGCATGGGCCAGTTCACGGATCACCATCGGCTCGAGTTCAGCCTCGAGATCTTCGTTCGCGGCGATCCGTGGGACCAGCTGGCCGATCCGGTCTGGGTGGCCGCCCATGCGCTGCTCATGAGCGATGCGATCTTGGGCACGCTGGTCGCGGACATCCGCCATCTCGGCTGCGAGTTCGAAGGCCAGGAAGCCGACCGCACGGCCGGCACCCTGACCGCGAGCTACCAGGCCATCTATCTCACCAACGCCGCCGATGTGTCGGTCGGCCCGAAACCTTAACCACTGGAGTCATCATGCAATTCGCTTTCGGCACCGGCACGCTCTTCGGCACGGCCCTGGTCGACGCCTATGGCAATGCCATCGCCAATCCCTCGCCCGTCAAGTTCGGCGAGCTGCAGGATGTGCAGCTCGATATCAGCCGGGACATCAAGCCGCTCTACGGCCAGCTCATGATGCCGGTCGCCGTCGGCGGCGGCAAAATGAAGTTCGACTGGAAGTGCAAGTTCGCTCGCCTGAACGGCCGGATCTTCAACGATCTGTTCTTCGGCCAGTCCCTCAACAGCGGCACGATCCAGGGTGTCTACAACGACACCATCGGCACGGCCATTCCTGCCACGCCCTACACCATCACGCCGACGGTGCCGGGTACCGGAACCTGGACGCGCGATCTAGGCGTTGTCGACAGCAACGGCGTGCCCTTGACCCGGGTGGCCAGCGCGCCCGCGACGGGCCAATACAGCCTCGCGGCGGGCGTCTATACCTTCGCCGCCGCCGACACCGGCAAGGTGATGTTCATCAGCTACCAGTACACGGCCACCTCTACGGCGGCCAAGCAGGTGGTATTCACGAATCAGCCGATGGGCTTCGTTCCTTCGTTCGGTATCGACCTGGCCATCTCCTACAACGGCAAGCAGGCCAACCTGCGGTTCAACCAGAACGTCAGCAGCAAGCTCACCTTCGACCCGAAGCAGGACGACTTCATGGTGTCCGACATGGACTTCACGTCCTTTGCCGATGCCGCGGGCAATATCGGCTACATCGCGCTGGCGGAGTGAGGCCGGTGATGATCCCAGGAATTGAACACGACTTTGGGGGCGGCCGGGTGTATGTCATTCCGCCGCTCACTCTGGTGAGCCTCGAGCTGATGCAGGATCGCATATCGGCAGTTGAGATCTCGAGCGCCATCGACCCCGGCAGCATCAAGACGGTGATCGATGTCACATACGCGGCGCTGAAGCGCAACTATCCCGATCTCACCCGAACAGAGGTTGGTGAACTTCTCGACATCGGAAATTTCCACGAGGTCATGGCAAAAGTTCTGGATGTGGCCGGCGTCATGAGAAAGAGCCAGTCTGCGGGGGAACGAACGCCTCAGCCGGGAAGCCCGTCCGCTGGCTGAGGCTCTACGCCCTGATTGCGGCAAACACGGGCTGGACGATCCCACACATCCGAGAAGAGCTGGACATACCAACTCTTCGAGCGCTCCAGGAAGAGTGGGCCGACCATCCACCAGTGCACCACTTGGTGGCTTCCTACCTCAGCTACAAACCGCCTGCCGCCAAAGACATGAAAGAGGGCGAGCAGGCCGTGCACGAGCTCTCCACGATGCTGCCCATCGCACAACGCGTCGAGCCCATCGACGACTCACTCTGGAACAAGCGAAACGATCATGGCTGATAGCACCAAGAACGTCGCCTACGAGATCACTGCGGACAGCTCCGGCTTTGCCAAGGGCATGCAGGACGCTGCCGCCGCCGCAAGTACCGCAAAGGAGCAGATCGAGGGGAACTTCAAAAAGGTGGGCGAGGCATTCACATCTGTGACCAAGCAGCTCGCGGTTCTTGCTGGACTGGTGGCGGGTGGCGCCTTCTTCAAGGAGGCCATTGGCGCTACTAGCGCAATGACCGGTGAAACGGTCAAGCTGGCCAAGACGCTCGGTCTCACGGGCGAGCAGGCCAACACCTTGCGTACGGCATTGGGAGACATCGGAGCCGATTCCGATACCTACACCACCGCGTTCACCAAGTTCGCGCAGCAGCTGCGAAAGAACGAAGACGGCATTCAGGACATGGGCATCAAGACGCGGGATGCCAACGGCAACCTGCGCGACAGCAATACGCTGTTCATGGAGGCGCTGCAGGTGGTCGGCCGCTACAAGCCCGGCTTGGATCAGACCACAGCGGCCATGGTCCTCTTCGGCAAGTCGATCGACGAGGTGCGTACGCTGCAGAAGTACAACAACCAGGTGTCGGAAGAAGCGGCCGCCAAGAACCGCGAGTTGGGCCTGGTCGTCACCCAGGAGAACGTCGAAGCCAGCAAGAAATACAAGCTCGCCATGAACGATGTGGGCGACGTTCTAATGGCCGTGAAGAAGTCCATTGGTGACGCGCTGATGCCGGTGTTCACGCGACTGGGCGAATGGTTCGCTGAGATCGGTCCCAGCGTGGTGTCAGTGTTCCGGGAGGCCATCACCGCGCTTGGTGTGGCGCTGTCAGCAATTGTCGGCATCTGCAAAGTAGTTGCAGATGCCATCAGGGCGCTCGTTGATCCAATCTTCACGCTTGGCAGGGCTATTCAAAACCTCATTCATGGAGACATGAGCGGGGCCACTCGCGAGATGCAAAGCCTCGGGAGCAGTTGGGCGCAGGCGTTCAGCGATGCCGGTGAAAAGATCAAGAAGGATGCCTCCAATACATGGAGCGATATCCAGAAGACCTGGAATCCCAGCAAGGCCGAAATCAAGCTACCGAAGGGCGGCGACGATCGCATGGGAGATTTCAAGAAGGGCGGCGGCACCTCGGAGAAGGAGAAGTCGCGACAACCACTGTGGGCGGCAGAGCTGGAGGAGCAAAAGCTCGCCTACCAGGAAATGAAGAACGCCGAGGGCAGCTTCCAGCAATTCAGCAAGGAGTCAGAGATTGCCTTCTGGCGCGACAAGCTCGCGTTGACTACCGAGGGAACTAAGGAGAACGTTCAGGTGCGCCGCGCCCTCGCGGCGCTGCAGCTCGAGGTGGGCAAGGAAGCCTTCGCGACCGAGCTGTCGAGGCTCAAGTCCGAAGAGGCCGAATACAAGAACAATCTGCAGGCGAAACTTGAGATCCTCGACAGAGAAGCTGCGCTTGTTGCGGAGCGCTATGGACGAGAGTCCAAGGAGTACCAGGACGTCCAGCGCCAGATCGTCGAGGCCAAGCGTCAAGCCGTCGAGCAGATCAAGCAGATCGACATGATTCGCGCCGACGCATCGCGTCAGGCGGCGTTGGCGGAGGTGAGTGCAGCGGAGCTGTCATCACAGCTCGAGTTGGAACTCGGCAACATCACCAAGCAACAGGAACTCGCCCAGCAGCAAGCCTTTGAGACGACCCGCTACCAGATCGCCCAGGAGGCGCTCATGCAGCGCCTCTCTCTCGCGGAGAAGGACCCCGACCGAAATCCCGTCGAGCTTCAGCGCATCCACGCCGAACTGGAGGCACTGGAGCAGCAGCATGCATTGCGCCAACGCGAGTTGCTAAATCAGCAAGTGATCGAGTCGACGGCGGCTAGCCGAAAGATCACAGACTCGGTGCTCGGAGACATGGAGAAGTCGCTGTCCAAGATGATGCAAGGGCAGATGAAGTTCCGCGATTTCATGAGAAGCATCTGGACGTCAATCACTGCCGCGGTCTCCGACGCCCTGGCCAAGATGCTGGTCGACTTCATCAGGAATTCGACCGCGATGGCTGCCATCAAGAAGGCGCTCGCCGCATTCAACATCGGCACAAGCGCGGCAGAGGCCGGCGCTGGTGCTGCGGCCTCTGCTGCGGAAATTCCAATCGTGGGGTGGATCATCGCGGCGGGAGCCGCCGCTGCCGCCTTCTCGATGGCCAGTAGCTATGGCCAGAACATGCCTGCATTCAGTGCCGCCGGTGGCTTCGATATCCCCGGCTCGGTCAATCCGATTATCCAGGCGCACGAGCGCGAAATGGTGCTGCCGGCGCACATTGCCGATCCTTTGCGCGATAGCCTGGCCAACGGTGGCATCGGCGGTGGTGCGCCGGCTCAGATCCAGATCCACGCCATGGATGCCCAGAGCTTCAAGTCCTGGCTCGGCGGCAGCGCCGGCGACGTGCTGGCCAAACACCTGGCCGGTCGCAAGCGGGACTTCGCGTCATGAGCAACGTGACATTCCCCACGCTTCCGGGCATCGCCTGGGGCATCAAGAAGGCGCCGCTGTGGAACACCGGGATGGCCAATGCGTCCTCGGGGCGCCAGTTCGTGAGCCGAAAACGTGTCTATCCGTTGTGGCGATTCAAGATCCCCGTCGAGTTCCTGCGCGCCCAGGTGGCGTTCAGCGAATGGCAGACGCTCGTCGGCTTCATCAATGCGCGCAACGGTCGATACGACGACTTCCTGTATTTGGACCCGCGGGACAACTTCGTCACGGCCCAGCAGATTGGTGTCGGCGATGGCGTCACCGTCAGGTTCCCGCTTGTGCGCTCGATCGGTGGATTCGTCGAACCCGTGGGCTTCGTCAACACGGTGGCTTCCTCGGTCTACGTGAACGGCGTCGGCTCGCCGCTTGCCTCCTGGGATGACAACTTCACGGTCGCCCACTTCATCACACCTCCGCCTGCCGGCTCGATCGTCACGTGGACAGGGCAATTCCTTTTTCGCTGCCGCTTCCTCAGCGACGAGATCGAGCTCGAGCAGTTCATCCAGGACTACTGGAAGGTGAACTCGATCGACTTTCAGACATTTCGGCCATGAAAACCACCGGACCCGTCCTCACTGCCTTCCTCAACTCCGCCCGCCAGGCGGCGCTGTTCGACCTGTGGACGTTCACGCTCAGCAACGGGAGCGTGCTGCGCTACACCGATTCAGACGTCGACGTCTGGCTGCCCGACGGCCGCGTCTTCACGCGCGGGCCCATCATCACGCGCGATCGAGTGCGCTGGGTGCGCGGCATCGAGGTGGACCAGCTGAGCGTGCGCATGGCGGCCGACTCGACCGTGACCATCAATGGCACCGCGCTGATCCCCTTCATCGCAGCCGGTGGCTTCGATGGCGCCACTGCAGTGCTCGATCGGGTCTACCTGGATGACGCCAACATGGTCAAAGGGTGGCTCAACTTCTTCGCCGGCCAGGTCGCCGACATCGACATCGCTCGCATGGAGGCGACGCTCAAGGTCAAGAGCCAGCTGGTGCAGCTCAACCAGGCGATGCCACGCAACCTGTACCAGGCGGCCTGCCTGAACGATCTCTCTGATGCCAACTGCGGGATCAATCGCCTGGCGATCAGCTCGGACTTCACGATCAATGCGGTGGCCACCTGGTTCAACCCGTCCGTGTATGTGACCGACGCGCAGCCCAGCGGCCATTGGGACCTGGGGATCTGCACGATGACCAGCGGCCCCAACGCTGGCCAGGAACGCACCGTGCAGATCCACCTGCTGTTCCCGGGCAACGTCTGCAGCCTGCAGTTCGCGCGCCCCTTTCCCTTCACTCCGCAGGTCGGAGATACCTTGCGCATCAGCGCAGGGTGCAATAAGACCCCGGGCATCTGCAACGCAAAGTTCGGCAACCTGCTGCGCTTCCGTGGCCAGCCCTATGTGCCGGTGCCGGAGACCGTCACGTGAACCGGCGTGCAGACGTCTGCGCTGAGGCCCTCACCTGGCTGCGCACACCGTATCACCACTGCGCCGATGTCAAGGGCGCCGGCGTCGACTGCGCCATGTTGCTGGTGGCGGTGTTCCGATCGCTCGGCCTGGTGCCGGCCACGCTCGATCCGCGCCCCTATGCACCGGCCTGGTTCCTGCATCGCGACGAAGAGCAGTTCCTCGGATGGCTGCAGCGGCACGGTGCGGAGGTTGAACGCCCACAACCCGGCGACGTGGCCGTCTGGAAGTTCGGCCGCTGTTTCAGCCATGGCGCAATCGTGATCTCGTCGGCCGGGGACATCGTGCACTCCTATCGCGAGGCCGGCATGGTGGTCCGTGGCAATCTGAAAGAGTCATCCCTGGCGGTGCGCCCGGTGCGCTTCTGGCAGGTCAACGGGGTGGAGGGCTGACGTGTCTGGAGGCGGCTCAACCATCAGCAACGTCCAGCCGTCGGCTGGCAACCTGCGCATCCAGACGAGCGTGTTCGGCTCGGCGATCGCGATCGCCTACGGGCGGCCACGCATCAGCGGCAACCTGTTGTGGTTCGGCAGCTTCATGGCCATCCCGCACACCAGCACGACCAGCAGCGGCGGCAAGGGGGGCGGAGGCGTCACGCAGTCGGATACCAGCTGGACCTACACCGCCGCCGTGATGCTGAGCCTCGGCGAAGGCGTCATCAACGACGTGCTCACGGTCTGGAAGGGCAAGCAGATGGTGTCGTCGGTGCTCGTGCCGGCGCACGTCGTCAGCACCGTGGCGCCGAACTGGTTCCTGGGCGGCGGCGGCGAGTCCTTCTATATCGATGCCAGCCGCACCGCCGTCGTGGCGCATGCGGCCGACTTCGTGGCTGACATGGGTGTGGTCAACACCGCGACCGACGCCAACGACAACTACCCCGACACGGGATCGACCGGACCATGA